TGAGTATGTATTCTCATGTATCATATGTAAGGCCATGATTATTCTAAATTAGAGATACCCTTATTAGTTCCATTCACCAATAGGATAACATGACTCCACACTATAATCACTATTGGGTCTTGCATGAAGATGGACATCATATATGTGGTCATCCAGGATGCGAGGCTAAGAGATACCCAAGACCATACCAGAGGACATGGCCATGACCTTCTGGAATAAAAAACCAGACGAACCAGACCATTGGCATAAACGACCTGAAACGGATTGGAGAGTAGATGGAGAAGGTGGGAAGAAGAGATGGAAGGATAATGAACATTAACTTTGATTTTACTCATTCAATGATGAGTTTGAAAATGTTTGCCAAAACAAGACATATTTTTTATCTTAAAATAATCTTATTACAAATAAGGAATTATTATGAACGCTAAAGACTTCCCCCTAACCCATCCAAAGAAGGGCCAGATAACCATGGGTGATTTATCAAAGAATGAATTATGCAGATATGTCATGGATTTGTTAAAGTATCAGAACATGATGCATGGTCAACTTAACAATACCTACGCCACATATGCAAATCATATAGCAAGTATAGATGCCCAGTAACACTTTTATTCGTTACTCACGTTAAGAAGAAGTATGAGGATAGATCAACTAAGTGAGACACAACGGTTACGATTGGAATATATCATATCCAGAAAGGCCCAGATAGAAAAGGCATGTCGTGATATGACCGAGAAGATATTCAAGTATTCCCAGGAGACAGATAAACTAGAAGATGAATTGATGAAGTTTGTGTATAGTGAGGAGAAACATGCATAAACATATAACACATATAGATAGATACAATAATCTTATCTGTGATTGTGGTAAGATATTTGTTAGGAATATGGTAAGGCAGCCTGATTATGTTCAGTATAGAACTGACAGTGATAGAGATATATAATATAACAGTATATAAAAGGCATGACAGATGATGCACAAAAACTTGTGGGTATAACTAAAACTATCCTTGATACATTCACAGAACAAAAACTGACCAGATTTGAATCATTATTCGTTCTAGAGGCAGTACGTTCATCCCTACAAGAACAAATCATAACAGATACAGTTAAAGAAATAATTAACGCAAAAAGTCAACCACCACCAGGGATAGGGTAGTGGCAGTAAAATTCGGTGGTCTGGATGTGGCCCTTAGAGTAGATAACACAGCACTCGTTGTACTCAAGCTTGAAGATGGTGTGTTAGAACAGGTAGGTCAAAAGGTATGGCCACACATGGCCTTGGATAAAGTTGCAGATGATATGTTAAAGATACAGCAACTAGAAAGAATGAAGGCAATAGGGTATGATAGACTTGGGATAGGTGATGGTGCTAAACAACTATTCTCTAAAGAAATTCCTCTGAGAGATATAATTTCATCACAAACTAATAAATTAGCCATGATAGGATTAGTCAAGGGTCTATTCAACCAGGAGAAGTTAGTGGTGCATGATAAGGATTTATTCAGGGAGATACTAGAGCAGGAGAGAAAAATATCAGATGCAGGTAACGTTCTATATCAGCACCCAACAGGATTCCATGACGATAGATTCTGGGCCTTGTGCTATGCATGCTCAGTTGCATCTTATTCTTTAGCAGGTATACCAAGACCATCAGTGGCAAAGATGAGTAATAGACGAGTGCCATTAGATATCCTAATAGACCAGGAAATAGAGAATCAATTAAAGGGAATATAACACCGTAGTAAAAGTAGGGTAGTCTTTATATTGTAGTGTGGTGTAGTAATACTATGTTAAAAAGAGATACAGTTCAAAGTATAATCGCCTTTGAGTCAGGTGAATTATCAGAAGAAGAGGTCATTGATTTTTTCAAAGAGTTGACCGATAGTGGCCTAATACACAGCCTACAGGGCTCATACCAAAGAGTTGCAGCACAACTCAAAGAGGAGGGGTTGATATGAATTGTAAATTCTGCAACATCCCATTTACGGTAAATCAGGTAGGCGAAGACGACTACGTGGTATTCTGTGATGAATGTGGGTACGATGTATCCTAAAACTTTTTATTTCATATTAAACAAGTAATACCATGACATGCGATAAATGTGTAAATGTACATGCAGCTCAACTGGCTGGGGTCACATCAAATCCATGTGAGTGTGAGTGCCATGATAAAACAGCACATTTTATAATAGATTACATAACAACAACATCCGATGGTGAGGTATGTTCCTGTTCCATGGCCGGCTGTGAAATCTTCAAATTGTAAACCTTAATAAGTCTTAAACCCTATATTTAGTCATGGCAAAGAAGTCTACACCCAACAAGGCCACTCCACGCATGGCTACAGATGGATTCTCTCCAAATAGAAAGATTAACAAAAATAATAACTGGAAAAAACTATCAGGGTCAACAGAGGAGTTCCAGGGATTAACAGTATTTGCAGCAGTTGACCCATACAAGTCAACAGAAAGAAAGACATTTCGTTCAGCAATGAATAACCCTTACGTTTATAGGGCCAGCAGAATACACTCAACATTCTGTGCAGGTCAAGGATATACAACTGATATAGTACCAAGAGAGGAGGAAGATATACCCGATGAGCAATTAGACGCATGGGGTTCATCCACTAAGATATTTGTTCCTTACTGGAATAAGGAAATGACACCAGAGCAGATTAAAGATAAGATAGATAAGATGGCAATAGATATGGACTTGTCATCTAATGTGTTCAATGCATACTTTACAGCACTAGAACAAGGCCGATGTGTCTTGGCCCTAACACCATTATCAACAGATGAGGATGGTAAATTTAAACTACCAGAGCAAATCAGATTAATCAGACCAGAGTTCACAGAGAGACCTGTCATTAATGAGAACACCTCAGAGTTAGAAGGGGTTCGTATAATAGGGGTGCGTTCACCAACAAGAGATAACATCCTACCAAAGAATAGAATGATATATATCATGCATGGATTTAACAATGAATTATTCTCTGATTATTACGGAGATAGTAAAGTAGCAAGGATTTCAGATGAGGCCAATACCTTAAACATTATACTTAACCAGGATTATGAAAGAGCAGCAGAGAACACCTGGCATAAACCACCAATCTTCTCAGTGCCAATACCACCACAAGAATTTGGCAATGAGGATGCAGTGTTAAATGAATTCCTCCTTAAAGCAAATGACTCCAAGGGTCAAAGCATAGCAGTGACAGGCCCTTCTGGCCCAGATGATGTAGGGGTAACAGTACTTAATACACCAGTAAACTCTGACATTGGAGGACTGGAAGTTATTAGAACAGGTCTTATCAAGGCAATCATTACAGCATATGGCTTACCAGGGTTCATGTTAGCAGAAGGAGATATAGGTAAATTGGGTGGTAATGCAAACATTGAAGAAATAGATGCTTATCTCAATCAAGAGATTAGACCAGAGAGAATCATCTTAGAGAACACCATAGAGAAGCAATTCTATGACACCATCCTATCTATTCTTTTTGATACCGATGACGCAACAAATATACCAGTAAAGATTAAATTCGCCTTTAACAAGCCGAGATTAGTCACCCTAATTACCCCAGATATGTTCCAGGTGCTGGTACAGATGGCCCAGTATAACCTCATAGATGAGTCAGGTATTAGAGATATTCTAGGATTGGAGGACTTGGATAAGGAAACAATGAGCAAGGGTACAGCAGGAGGAGCATATCCAGGTAGAAACAAATGGAATCAAGGCAAGCAGCCAATATCGATTAACTTATGGCCAGAGGAATTAGCCAGGATGAATGACCAGTGGAAAGGCCCAGACACATGGCAAACACCAGATGCATGGCCAGAAGATACTCCACAGGAAATCATAGACAAGTGGCCAACACCTAAAGACTTGGAGTGGAGTCGAGCTGGGAAAAAGTTACAATCAGCTAGAAAGAGTGCACTCTGATGGTGACAGAAGGGGAGTTAACTCTTATTATGACTAGGATATTCGATAAACTAGATTCATTCGAGGAAAAGATAGATAATATATGTGAGAGATTAACCAGGTTAGAGGCATCAGTAACAGACCACTATGATGATATAGAAGAAGATAAAGAACGTAAAAAAAAAAAAAAAAAAAATAACGAAAGAAAGTTCTATATTATAATAGCAGCAATAGGAACAATCTTTGGTATTATTAGTTTAGTAAAATAAAAAAAACATCTTAGCACTGTTCGTCTGTGCTAAGAATTACATCTCTCCAAGAGAGACCATTTTGATACTGTCTATTTGTATCGAACTTTC